ATGTCAATGATTGACCAGCTACGTGATGGAAAGGCTAAAGCGTTTGCCAAACACTGCTATGAAAGCCATTCTGCTGAAGATCTTCGAGCCGCTGCAGAAGGCCCAGCCGATCATTCACAAATTGAACACTGGGAAATTTCTGAAGGCCAGTGGGAAGAAGCCGTTGCGGCGGCTTTGGCGGATCATGAAGCAAAAGAATAGTGTTGTTTAGCAGGGTTATTATTTATAGCCGCCAGTTTTTTGCTAATTAGGGTTTTACATCAATTGCCTGCTAATAATTATCAATTTTTTACTATTATTAATAACTATTAAAGTAACTGATTGTATTGGTTACCCCACTTCCTTAAGGAAACCAACAACTATCCGGAGGGTCCTATCGATAGTGGGAATTGAAGGAAACAAGGAGAAAAGCCATGTCCATAATGATTGACGACATACTGACACTTCCTAAAACCGATATTGAAGAAGACCTGTCAGTAGGTGACAAAAGAGAATATTACGGCCTAGTGGATACTCGTGATGAACAACACCCGGTTTCAAGGGATGTTGTATTCAAAGTGGTTTCCGTTAATGATGATCATTACGAAATCAAAATACTGGATATAATAACGTCTGAAGAGCCATAATTTTCTTCGTTTGCTGTAACTAGCAAAAGCACTGGTTACTATTTGGATCAACACCAGTGCTTTTTAAAAACCTATTGTTTGACGGTCACTTTGCGCAAGTCTTCAACACTTACCCCCTCAGGCAGTTCAGACTCATCAGCTGGCAGCCATACTGGGGATAAATCGCTATCTTCCCGTCCATCTTTATGGGTATGGCCAGGAATACGATATACCACCCTATCTAAATGATCATCCCAAGCAAATATTCGGTCCATGCTGCTCTCCTGAAAAGGGAATAAGCTGAGCATAGCATCGAAATTTGAATAGTTTATGCGCGAAAACCATTCTTAACGAATGATTCGTGACGCTCTCCACACCATATCAAGCGAAAGATGAATTGAGTTAAGCAGGGTAACGCCGATATATTGATGCCTTCACATATGAGAATGAGGGATGTGGTTTGGACAAAGCCGCCTATCACGAACGTTGGGACCAGCTTGAACAGATACAGCGTGAGCAAAGCAACTTGCCAGAATCAGGCGTAGAGAACCGCGAAGCGCTTTGCAAGATGCTGAGCCACACGTTTCGAGAGTTCGTCATCGCTTGTTACTGCGATTACTGGCGTGAAGCTTATCACGCGGCTGCCTTCTCGCTCGAAACCGACAGAGATGTTCTTATCGTCAGGGCGGTGAATGCTCACCACTGGACGCCAGGCATCGCTTCAAGCCTCTCCAACAATGATCTCGCCCTTTCACTGATGGGTGAACTTGCCGAGTTCAAGCTGACTGATATGGCCGTGCATGTCTCGTACATGAACCTTCAGGCACTGCCTAAAGCTGACTACCAAGCTCTGATTGTACCGCACGAATAGAGCAAGACCAATGTAACCCTTACCCTCCATTTTCAAAACCACGCCGTCACTCGCTAACGTGCCAGAAGAGCATCGCGCATAACCAAAGTGAAGCGAGTGAGTTGAATCAGCTAACGATCCGGCATGCTTAACGAGGCCATAAGCACTTACGCGCAATGTTGTTCTCGCTATTACGAGCATTTTAAACGCATACAAAAACCGCCGCTCGGCATGACCCGTAAGCGGCGGTTTTGATCGAATCTATTGGTCGGAGTGACAGGATTCGAACCTGCGACCTTTGCAACCCCATTTTCCTGCTCTTACCACAACATCCTATTGATTTAATTAGGATACCTGCCATATTACCCACCAGCCAATACGGCCAATGCGCTCTATAAATATCAACTAGTTACACGGTAGTTTTCACCTAATGAATCAAGCTTTTGTCGCCTTGGCCACTGGCCTTTTTCTGGCAGTCTTCACCGCATCCGAAGCGGCGCCACCCTCTTCGTTCAACGCTGCTAAGCGGTTAGCCGAGCGCGAGGTTTACCATGACCAAAGTGAAACGTTTTATTGTGGTTGCAACTTCGATTTTGTGAACGGCCCCAACCTAGAAAGCTGCGGCTATGAAATCCGTAAACAGCCCGAGCGTGCCAACCGGATAGAGTGGGAACACGTGATGCCCGCCTACGATTTTGGGCGCCAGCGACAATGCTGGCAGGACGGTGGGCGTGATAACTGCCGCCGCACCGATCCAGTATTTAGATTGGCCGAGGCGGATCTGCACAACCTAGTGCCAGCTATCGGTGAAGTTAATGGCGATCGCTCGAATATGCGCTTCGCAATGGTAAATACGCCAGTGCACGAATACGGAGCCTGTGAGGTTGCCGTGTCGTTTCAAGAGCGTGCTTTCCAGCCGCCCCCTCATCGCCGCGGCGATATTGCCCGCACGTACTGGTACATGCGCGACACCTACGGCATTCAGATTAGCAGGCAGCAACAGCAACTGTTTGAAGCTTGGAATCGCATGGATCCTGTGGATGAATGGGAGCTTGAACGCAACCGACGGATTGCTGCTATTCAAGGCAATGGCAACCCTTACGTGAACAATGAAGATTTGCCGCCTGAGCCAGAGCCGGTCACCAGGACTATCTTTTCAGAGCCCATACCAGAGTTCAGCTGTGACGAACGCAAGAACTGTGGCCAGATGAGTTCATGTGAGGAAGCTATGTTTCATCTTCTTCAATGCGGTAATGGCCGCCTAGACGGTAATAATAATGGCGTGCCATGTCAGTCGATCTGTCGTTAACGCACCGCAAAGTAGCATCTAACCAGGTCGTGCTTGCTATGTAGGCTTCTTGCCATAAGGCATGGTGACGCTGGCTGCATAGAGCGGTGCATGAAACCCGACTTTTCAGATAGAACCTAATTTATCGTGCAAGAACCATTGACCGGGCCGTTCAGTGCATTGGCTGTATTAGGTCCATAAATGCCATCTGGTTGGAGACCGTAGATTTCTTGAAAGCGCTTTAAGGCTCGTTCAGTTGAAGAACCAAACCGGCCATCTACAAAGCTTGCACTTAATCCAGAGCAATGGTTTCGCAGCTTAGTTTGCATCTGGTAGATTTGAGTGCTGAAAGCACCTGATCCAGTAGAAACTGAGGACGCTGAACGACGGGCAGAACCATTGCACTCTGAAGAACGGCTGCCCAAGTCACATCTCAGCCGATTATGGCCACTTGGGGTTCTTACCATATCTGAGGATGAACGATGACAGTGATAGGGTCTACTCCCGCCATGACAACCATTGGCATCAAGCCCACCGGGATGAGCATTTGCAGATAAAGGCGCCATCGCAATCGCTATGACACACCCTAGGAAGAACGTGGATTTCATTTTGTCACTCTCTGTGATTATAGATATTTGTTGTTATCGATCGTCAATACTTAGCATCGGCAAACCGACTGTAAAACTTTAATGTTGTCTATCGATACTGCCATTGTTAATCAGAATCGCTACTGATTGAAATTTTAGTGATGACTGGATTGTCTTGCTTGAACACTGATGCTGCCATTCTAAACCTGAGCAAGGGATTATGAGTGCAAAGCAGTATTAACCACGGTCGCGCCTGCCATGCGGCCTCCCGCCTAAACTGCACGTTTCCTACCTTCCTATGCTTACATTCCTTATATTGGTTGCAGTGAGTCAGCAACCAAACCGCAACCACGCATTGAGAGGATTCTGCTTTGATCGAATGGGCTTTTGGAGCAATGGGAACAGGTATCGGCTTATTGCTAGGTACTTGGTTGGCAATAGGCAAAGACATGGTCGCTCAAAGAAACAAAGCAAGAGAGAGCATATGGACTGAAATTCAAAAGCGCATTATGCCTCACGCTCAAATGTTAACCTCTTATCAAGCAGTTGTTAGCGAGAGAGAATGGGCGAGATTTAATGCATCCGCACGCGAAATATCACGAATCAAAGGCCTTGAAGAGCTTGGTAACTATGATCCATCGACAGGCTCTTACCCAGTGCTACGTGAATTAACAGACGCAGAACTTAAAGCCATAGATCGCCACTGGGAACGCCTAAGTGTCATTACTAAACCTCGATGGCCTATTTTTAGCCGCAGCGGATTTTGAATCCGCTTCGGCAATTTCAGCGGGCCGCGCTTGCACAAGGCTTTGCTGTAATTTCAGGGCTTTACGATCTTACTATGCTTACACACAGCACATTGCTTACACGCAGTCTGCGACCAAACTGCGACCTAGCCCTAGATTTTCAACGCTCCCCCTGACTATACTCCGCCCATAAAACTGTATATCTAACCAGCTTATAGGGAGGCGCTTATGTCAGAAAAATCGTATCAACAGCTAATACAGCGTGTGCAGCGTAAAATCGGTAGCCCGCGTGCTCAGTCTGAGAATTGTGCGGAGCTTCAGCGCCAGCCTGAGGACTCAGCCGACAATTGGGAGAGCATGGCATGAGCATGCACCTAACAGTTCTTGGACGCGTTGATACGACAGCGACAGCGCTGAATATCCCGCTTGTAGGCGGTTTTGTACGCACGGGCTTCCCTTCCCCGGCAGATGATTATCTGGAAGGTGAGCTGGATTTAGTCAGTCATCTCATTCAACAGCCGAGCGCCACCTATTTTTTACGGGCTAAAGGCACTTCAATGGAAGGTGTAGGTATCTATGACGGTGACCTTCTTATCGTCAACCGTTCCGTGGAGCCGAAGCCTGGGCACATCGTGATCATGAGTGTCGACGGCGAACTGACCTGTAAGAAATACGGTAAAATGGGTAACCGGCCTTACCTGTTCGCTTCTAACCCCAATTTTAAGCCCATCCCGCTCACTGGACGTGACTGTGAGGTATGGGGCGTCGTTACCCACAACATTCACTCATTGGCGCCTGGGTTCGCCGTATGATTGCTCTGGTCGACTGCAATAATTTTTATGTCTCATGCGAACGCGTCTTTCAACCGCGGCTTGAAGGTAAGCCCGTTGGGGTGATGTCGAACAACGATGGTTGCGTTGTCGCGCGGTCAGCTGAGATAAAGCAGCTGGGGGTAGCCATGGGCATGCCTGCGCATCAGATCGACCCGCATATCCGTCGTCAGTGCACGCTGCTATCGAGCAACTACGCCCTTTACGGCGATATGAGCCGCCGAGTTACTGACGTACTCAGTCAGCACACGCCACATGTTGACGTTTACAGCATTGATGAGTCATTTCTTTCATTTGAAGGGTTCGAGCCTGAGACACTAAACGATCGCTGCCAAGTAATGCGGCGCCAGGTTAAACGCGATACTGGCATACCCGCCAGCGTTGGTCTGAGCACCAGTAAAACCCTAGCTAAGTTGGCAAATCATCGCGCCAAGAAAGAATCACAGTTTGATGGTGTCGCTATCATGCATCCAGATAGCGACGATACTCGAGAGTTTTTGCAGCAACTGCCGGTGGCGGAAATCTGGGGTGTTGCTGGACGCAGTGCTGTTCGCTTACATACGCTGGGGATCGAGACAGCCTGGCAGCTGCGAGAAGCCAGCCCAAAGCACCTCAGGAAGCATTTTTCGGTAGTAATGGAGCGCCTTGTTTACGAGCTGCGCGGCGTTGACTGTATCCCGCTTGATGATATGCAGCAGCCGAAGAAGCAGATCATGGTCTCCCGCAGCTTTGGCCGTTTGACTCAGAATAAAATCGACCTGCAAGAAGCAATCAGAGTGCATGCCGCTCGCGCTGGCGAGAAGCTGCGTACGCAATCGGGCCTGGCACAAGCGATAATGGTGTTCGTGCGCACAAACCGGTTTCGGCAGGATCTTCCAAGCTATAGCAAAAGCGTCGTTATCCCCTTGCCCTACGCGACCTGCGACAGCCGCGATCTAGTGCGTGCTGCCACTGCTGGCCTTGAGCAGATATTTAAAACCGGAATCATGTATCAAAAATGCGGCGTGATGCTCATGGATTTATGTGATCACGATAACGAACAACTCGGCTTGCTTGTTGAACCCATCAGTGATGAGAAGCGAAAACGCAATGAAAAGCTAATGGTCACACTTGATAAGCTGAATAGAGATCATGGCAAGGGCACGGTACGGCTGGGAATGCCCCGTAAGCAGAACGCTTGGGAGCTTCGCTGCGAGCATAGAACGCCGCGGTATACGACTAGGTGGGATGAGCTGCCTACCGCGCTAAGCTGACTAGCTACGGCATGATGCCAGCATGAATACCCCATAATGTTGTGAATTGCTCAGTGCGCCATGTAGCATGCCTACTGGTACTTTGTTTTCTTTGACACAGGTAAATCCCATGCAAGATATAAAGCGCCTTGAAGTTGGCATGACTACGGAAATTGGCACGCATCAGGTAGAGAATCCTGAGGTGGGGAAAGAGTATGTTCGGGGTCTGGATTCCAATAGCTGGCTATTATTTACAGATGATCCGGCTGAAGATCGCCCTGTTGTTGTTCGCATTGATAGCATTAAGGATGAAGTGTGTCACTGCACTGTGACGAGAAAGTTAAGCTGAAAGCCGTTCGTCGTACGCCAAGAACTGATGCCAGGGGTAAGCCGTCCCTGGCCAATCACCGTTTCTTTTCCTTGATAAATACACATTTGCGTATGTATTTTTGAAGGCGAGTCTGTAGATACAAGGTATCGGCATGTGATCGATATAAAAATGAAAAAGGCCACCCGCAGATGGCCAAGTACTACTAGGGAGTGGTAGCGTCTACGGGGGATGTAAACGCTCTTGTATCCTAGGTATAAAATGATCTTTCTACATAACCAAAAGCTTAATAATTAAAAACAATTAATACATCTAGCAAAAAAGAGTAAGAAACAGGCTTACTTTTTTTAAACAAAAAAACGCCCCATCTCTGGGGCGTTTTATCTATTTGTGCCTTCCTTGGTTTGTGCCGCTCATCCTGAGCGCGACTTCCGTTTCTCCAGCAGCTTTCCTGCCACCGACACCCTCTACCCTAGATGCCAGTTAATCTATGTGCAAATTATGACTAGACGATATAGGACTATGCTTAAACTTTCGGTTTATGCAGGCACAAAAAAACCGCCCGATGGCGGCCGCGTGTTGCCCTTTATGCCTTACCAGGTGATACCGTCTAACGCCTCCAGCGCCTTCGCTTCCCGCACCTGCTTGACCAACCGCTGCCGTTTGCCGGTGAGCTGCTGCGCCCGGGTAAACATATCCGCATTTGCAAGCACAGCCAGGCTCAGCTCCTGCAGCGTTTCGCTGCCGTTATCACCGTTGCGGCCGGCCAAGATGTTATCGAGTACCGGTGTGGCCGGAGCGTTGCCTTGCTGATCTGCGTGCCAGGCCATGTACGCCCGGGCTTCGGCCTCCTGGGCGATCCAGGTCTGCTGCTCGATTTCGGGGTAGTCTTTGATTAGTGGACGCACCTGCGCGGTGTATGCGCCGTTGATCTGCTCAATCTTCGCGGCCTGGGCGTCGGCTAGTTTTTCGGCGGCGGTTTTTGGTGGGGTAAACCACGTTGGCTGGGATGCGCTCATGCTGCCGGCTCCTGTTCTTCGGTTTCGATCATGCGTACTGACCACTTACCATCGGTAGGATCTTTCCAGTATTCCGCCTGGTCATCTTCTAGCAGTGCTAGGGCCTGAGGATTAGTCGCAACGACATAGCGAGCATGAGGGTCATAATCGCCTGCATCGATCCAGCCAGATGCGCGAGCCGACCAGGGCAGGTCAATCGTTTTGACAGGCTGAGCCAGCACTATATGTAGCTCTCCTTCCTCCCAGAACATATCGAATATTCCCGCCGTTCCCGTGTCCTCGTTGCCCGTGAACTGCGAGCCCTCGACAAATAGGCTGGTGTCGATACCACTGATGACACTGCCCGATATGTCATATGCCGTAGGCGCAAGGCTCTTGGCCAAAAACGTTAATTTCATAGAGTCTTCCCCTCTCGTTAGTACCAGCGACCGATGGCCATGTAGGATAAAAAAACCGGCGTGCTTGTCTGAGGGCCGTGCGGGAAAATGATCTGGGGCCGCGCTTCGGTGCCCGAGATCGTCACCCCCATGTCGACCTGCACCCCGTACTTATACCGTGACTCTGGCACCGGGTTACGGTTGTTGAACGACATCACTGGGCTTTCAGTGAACGGCTGGGGGAAGACGATTTGATTACCCGACCCCAACCCATACCGGACCCAGCCATTAGGCAAACTGTCGGTATTCGTGGCGGTTACGGTCCGCTCGAAACCGAAGTTGAAGCAAATCATCGTGCCATCGGCAAATTTGACCCACTCGCCATCATCATTACTATCACGTTCGATGATCGATCCTCTGACTACGCTGTCTTCGTAGGACATGGACCCCACCACGTTGGCTGTAGTGATAACCTCTGCCCACGGCAGGAATTTCCCGGTGGTGCTATTGAACGTTGTCCACCACTTACGATTACCCGTGGACTGAGATCCGATAGGGGAATATTCGATACGGACGTTATTATTGTTGTAACGATCAATGGACACGTAAGCGAAACCGGATGCGCCGGGCGGGCGCTGCTCTATTGGTATGCCTTGTACGATGTAATCACCATGCGGGATAGTCGTAATATTGATGGCAGATAGCACCTGCATGCCGCCGACTGAGCCCAATCCCGCGTATCCTTCCACGACTAACCGACCCTCGCCACCCACAACGTTGCGCTTGTAAGCTTCTCCCGCTTCGTTCGACAGCCCACTGCCTGGTGCATGTACAATATTGTCAGCACTGACGCTTGCCGCACTTTGCGCCGCCTCGCTTGCGGCTTGATCCACGGCCATTTTTTGTCGATCGACGTGCTGAAGGTCCGCCGCCACGGCGAGACGATCGTTACCCACGGCTTGACGCAGCATCTGGCACTGCTGTACGTAGCTAGCCGCCGCCTGGGCATTGTCCTTGGCCGACATTGCCATGAGCATGCCCTGCTTGAGCACTGGGATAAAGCGGGTGGTGTAGCCCAGGCCGTCGAGGCCGGTATTCGGGTCGGCGTCATCAGTGTAGGTTTTACCGTCGCCGCCCAGCTCTTTGGAAAATGTGACGCTGTTGGCCATCTACAGGATCTCCAGTAGGCTCATGCCGTTCTCAAAATTGGCAACAAATGAATGGGTTAGTGGGTCAAGATCGGTCTGGTGACATACCATGTTGCGGGCATTGTTCTCGGGGGTGGGGTCAGTTGAGTAGATGTAGAGAATCTCGCCCACTATGTCCTCGGTGCGCTGTAAACGGTGAAGGCGCAAGAACGCCTCGGACTCGTTCAAAAACCCCAGATCAAACGTGACCGTTCGCTTGGGCGTTATACGGCGAGCGTAGCGCGTGCGGTTCTGGTCTTTGGCCGTCTTCACCTCAGTGCCGCTGTTGTAGCCGTGCTTAATACCAAAATTGACGTTGTAGTTAGGCTGCCATACGTCAACCAGCAGCGCCCGGCCCAGCGTTACTGCGCCGTCTAGGTTCGCTGGATCGTGAATTTCCACATGCACCGCCGACGCAATAAACCGATCATCAAACGCGACGATTGCCCGAGGCGTGTAGCTTTGCCGGTCGTCCTCGCTCAAGCGCCGGTTCCAGAAATTATCGTCCCCCCACAGCACGTCATCGAGGCCGTAGGTAATCGGCCAGGCATTGACCCGACCCGTGTCGTAAATCAGATCCTGGCCGGCGGTATCGCGGTATACGCGGGCACGGATCGTGGCGGTCGAGCTGAGGTTATGCGCATAAAGGCACAACGCGTGGACCCGGCGGCGCTTGGGTAGTGTTATCCAGTACTGGGTATCTTCAGGTGCAAGTGACGCGCTTTTCGCCACAACGGCGGTACGAGCATCCTGCAAGTGAGTCAGCGGCAACGTGGGCAGCCACCGCCCGCCGGTCAGCGTCGCTTCGTCGATATAGTTGGGCCACCCCAGTGCGATACGCTTCGGATCTATCGGCATATTACCCCCAAGCGCTGATCGTGAGTTCGTCGGCTTCGGCGTTGAGCCGGTAGCCGGTGATAATGAGTGGTCGTCCGGCTGCGTAGCCCAGGCGCGGTGTTATGAGCGTGACGCCCTCCCCGACGCTCGGAGCGATCACTTCCAGTGATTCGATCTCCAGCGTGTCGCGGCGCACGCTGACCAGCTGTAGCACACGGCCGGCGACTGCCTGCGCTTTTGAGCGGTCAACGAGAACCGTTTGAATCGTCATTTCGCCAGCTAGCGGATGCCGGGCGCGTACGGCCTGATCTTCGGCCGTGTGCTTGCGGTACTGCTGCGATACGCGCGCCCGGCGGGCGGCGTTCACGTCCCCTGCCAGGTCGGTGGAAACGGTTTCGATGCGGTCGTATTCGAGCGTGACCCGCCAGATAGGCAAGCCGTTGTCGCCCGCGCCGGTGCTGCTGCGCCTGAGCCCCGCGATGCTGTAATCCTGGATCGCGGCAGCCGTGGGCTGGGGGACCTGCAGCTCGCGCAGACGCAGCACACCATCGGGCTGGATACTGAGGTACCCGCCAATGCTCTCCGCGAAGTAGTCCAGCAGCGTCAGCGTGTCGTTTTCTTGATCCAGAAACAGGCGCACATTGCCGTAACCATTGAGGGCCGCCACATCGCCAGCGTGGAGCGTATAGCCCCTCGCTGCGGCCAGCGCATGCGCCACTGCCCCTGCGCGCGGGTCAGCTTGCTGGGCGCTTACTGTCACGCCGCCCCGGGGTTCTCCCCCCAGCTTGATAAACCCCTGGTACGCTTTGAATGTCCCGCGTGCGGGTTCGATGCGTTCCAGCTCGGCCAGGCTTCCACACTCGCCGGCGTGATCGAGCGCTACACCCCGGTCATGCACCGCCGTGACGCGGCAGTCAGTCAGCGAGGACACCTGGTAAATCAGCTGGGCGCTGTTTACCAGCCTGGGCGTAGCCTCATCAACGGTGCCCCATACCTGGGGCTTAGGCTCACCGGCTATATCATCCTCGGTACCTTCGACCCCATTGGGCAGCACGTTGGTACCGGCGTACGTGTCCATCGGGTGGGGCGTGTTCAGCGGCTCCAATGGATCGCGTAGCACCACTGCCACCTCGTCATCACTGAACGTCAGCCGCGCTACGGTACCACGCACCTGGTCTACGCCGTTCAACGCCAACACCATGGCCCGGCCATCCACTGCGTAGTCGGCCAAGTGGTCCAGGGCGCCGTCGCTATTATTGAGCGTCGTCTGGCCGTGCCCGCTGCGGCTTTGCCGTAACAGTTGGCCCGCGTACATGCCGCCCTGATAGAGCCCCGGCTGCAGCATCCGGGGATCATAAAAAGCGTTATCCGGGGCGTCGTAACGCCCCAGGCTAAAACGCAGGGTCACGGGACGGTTTTCCTCGTCGAGCGCGTCCATTCTTAAGGTCCACGTCATCGCCGTGCCCCTTCCAGCACCGCATCGTCCTGCATACGTTTCAGCATGCTGTTGCCCTCCTTGATCGCTTCAATTTGACGCAACGCACCATTGCCACGCTGCGCGTTAGCGGCAGCCAGCAAGCGGGCATTTTCGTCATGTAGGGTTTTGTTTTGCTTGCGTGTCTCGACCAGCTCGTGCTGTACGTCCTTGAGTACCTGAAGCATGTCGCCGTTATCCAGCGCGGGGAATTGCGGCAGCGGCACATTTGGCATGGGTAGCGCTCGCTGGGCTGGCAGCTCGCGTAAGCGGCTGGCCGTTTGTGCGGGCACTACCATTTCATCGCGGTGAAGCTCTGCGATATAGCCATCAAACGGCACATTCCAGAGACCGGTGGCGTGTGATCCATCCAACCGATCTAACTGAGCCCAATTTTCGTTTGCTCGTGTGCGATTACGGTACATCGCGGCGTATTCGCGGCCGTAGTTGTACTCAAGCGAGCCATGTCCAAACACCTGGGAAAGGTGGGCCAGTACGCGCTCCCACTCTCCGTGGCTAAACTGGCCATCATTATTCCAATGCTTATCTACCAGCGCATTGATGTTGCTGATATTGCGAGGATCTATCCGCCCGCTGTTGGCCAGCGACTGAGCCACGTCCCGGTGACGGTCGGACGCCGATTCAAACCCGCTAATCGAGCGCTGAATCTCAATTCGCTGATACTGCCGGGCTTCCGCTTCCGCCCGCTCTCGCTCAATCCGCGCAACCTCTTCTTGGGCAATGCCCAAGGCGTTGATTGAGTCACGCAGGCTGACAATATTGCTATTCAGCCCCATGAATTGGTCTGTCGTGCGGGTCATCTCCCCTACTAGCCCATCCAGCGAACTCAGTTGATCCCGGGCACGCTCTTCCAAGTTTTTTGTGTTGTCTTCTGTACCCTCACTGGTATGTCCTAGCGCCTCTAGCCGGCTAATCGTGCCGCTGCCGTCTACGTCCAGCTTGTTGAAGATGCGGCGCAGCTCTTCGTCAGAAGCCATGCCAGCGAACACTGAATAAAATTCGTTCCAGTCAATCAGCCCACTGGCGTCTAAATCGATAGCATCGAACATCGGCGCCAGGGTTGAGCCAATACCAGACGCCAAGCCCCCTAGGCGTAAATTAGCCAACTCTTGCTGGGTGATGATGCCGTCACCGTTAGCATCCACCTCACGAATTAGCCGGCTAATTTCAGCGTCGCTGGCAATCGGTGATAGCGCAGCTCGTACCTGAGCATGGGTCAGCTGGTTGGTGTCCAGGCGTATTAACTCACGGCTTAACTGTGTTGCTAGCCGCTCATCAGTTGGCATGGCTGAGATAACGACGGACTGCAGCGCATCGCGGATCTCATCGGCCAGGAATTGCTCGGCGCTGATTTGCTCCGGCAGATCCTGCAGGGCGTCCAGAACATCTTGTTGAATACGCTGATATGCCCCGCCGCTGGCATACATGGCCTCACCTGCAGCAAGGTATTGGTCAGCGTACTGCGTGATTGACTGCAGCGCGGACCGGTCGCCCGACTGAGCAAGAATCAACTGGCGAGCGAACTGGTCGCCCGCTTCCGCCAGGTTCATACCCGGCGCGCCGCTGGTGGCGTTACGCTGGTCTACCCACTGTGCGATGTTGCCGAACGTACTGCTGAGCTGATCACGCACACGGGATAGCTCGCTGACATAACGCTGAGCCGCCTGGGTGGCGTTTTGCTTGGCCTGCGCCTCGTCTTCAATCGACCAAATTACCCGCTGGGTTTCATGCAGCAGGGGGTCGATGCTGAGCAATTCACGTTCACGCTGTAGCGCTAACGCGGCCTGGCTGTCGCCGGCCATTTCCAGCAGCGTAATCTGCTGTTTGAACGACTGGTTATCAAACGCGCGATAAGCCGCACGCACGTCGGCCTCAAGCGTGCTGATTTGATCATTGAGGGCGGCGAGCTGGTCAGCGAACGCGCCCACCCCATCGCCCGCATTGCCTAGCATCGTTTGCAGCTGGTCGAATGGCCCGGCCAGCTCCAGCAGCTGCACGTAGTTACGCTGCCCCGCTTCGGTGAAGCGGTTTTGCTGCTCCACCAACTGCCGGTAGCCGTCGCGAGTGGCGGGCATTGCATAGCCCATTTCTGCCATGGCACGGGTCACGTCACGCTGCAGGTTTGCGGCGCGTTCCGCCTCGCTGAAATACGACTGGTAGTAGCTATCCTGTAGGCTCGCCAGCTGATCGATGCCACCTGCATACTGCGCGATATTATCGGCAGCGCGCAGTGCGCCGGCGGCGCTGGCATCGAACTGCAGGTTGAGGTTGTGGCTAGCATCACCCAGCAGGGTGAGCGCCCCCATAGCGCTTTGGGTGCGGGCGATGATCGTATCTACATCGCCACCCAAGCTGCCGACGAACGCGCCAAACTCGCCATCAATCGCGCTAACGGCAGCCACGGTGCGGTTAGATAGCTGCGCCATGACGCCGTCAACACTTGATGCGCTCAGGCGCACGCCCTGAACGGCGCTGGCCATAGCATCCAGCTCTTCGGGGCTGCGCGCCAGGCTGGCCAGTAAGTCATCACTGGCGGCAAGTGCGGCGAGGAATTCGCGCTCTTCGGGAATGCCGCCAAATAGATCATTTGAACGGCGCGTACCTTGCCCGAAGCCCACAGCACCAAACGCGCCAGCCCGCACGCTTTCATGGCCGTAGCTGCCCGCATCGGCGCGGGTATCGATGTTTAGGTGCGGATTGGTTTTGCCACCGCCGAACAGCTTACCGATACCCTTCACAATGCCATCGGTAATACCCAGCCCTAGCACGTTGTCTGCAAGCAGGCCGGCACCGATCCAGGGCATGGCCGCGCTGGCCCCGGCCATAAAGCCACCGCTGGCACCCGCGCCAGCCGTGGTGGCCACGTTGCCATACAAGCCACCCACTGCCGCGCCTGTGTTCGCTGCACCGTAAAGGCCGCCGCTGGCGGCCGTTGAGGCACCACCACCAAATAACGAACCCGCTGAACTCCACAGATTTTTGCCAGCGCTCAGCGTGTTGGCGAAATTCAGGCCGCCAGCGGCTTTACCGCCGGGGCCAAAGCCAAACGCCCCGCTTAGATCAGTGGTCAGCCCCACCACCAACGGCTTGGTAATCAACGCATGCGCGACTTCCGCCACGCTGTCGGTCACCAGGCGCTTGAACTGATCCAGGGCGTTGCCGGTGCCATCGAGGAACCCACGCCAGAACTGCACCCCGGCATCATCCATGCGCTGAACGCTGTTTTCCCACGCCGTGGCCATGGCCGCGAACGTGGTTTCGCTTTCAAGCGCCAGTTGGTACTGCTGTTTCTCGATCTCGGCGAGCATGCGGGCGTGTTGCTCGGCGCTCATCGTAACGGCCGGATCTGCATACGCCGCGTTAACCGCCTCGATGTCAGCCTTGAGCTTTTTGGCTTGCTGGGCTTGGCGGTCGTACGTGCTGATTAAATCATCCGTGCGCTTCTTAAAATCGGCCGTCGCTTTGGCTTGTTTCTCTTTAAGGTCCAGCTCCTCACGCAGCTGCAGCAAGTACGCTTTCTGTGCCGGTGCCAGGCCTTTCAGCTTGCCGTGTTCCAGCTCATAACGCAGTTTGGCGGCGTCTGTCGTGTCGCTAAACAGGGCAATTTGCTGCTCAAGGCCCGCTACCTGGCTTTCGTACGCGTCGTTGATGCGCTGGGCTTCACGCTGCACGGTTTCTGCCGTGCGGCGGGCAGCCGTGGCGGCGGCTTCCTGGGCCTTCTTCTCGGCCTCAAGCTGGGCTTTTTGCTGCTCCAGCATGATGGTGGTGGCACGGCGTACCGGGTCGAAAATCTCCATTGCATCCAGGGCGCGGTTGGTTTGCCCCAGCAATGACGGGTCTTTCAGATTCTCGATGGTCGAACGCAGCTGATCGTTGTATTTCTCCCATTTGTCGATGGCATCCTTGCTGGGCGCGCCATCGTTTACTGAATCGCCCGCATTATCAGCGGCGTCGGCCACTTCACGTAACGCTTGCTGCAGTGATGCTAGGGTTTCCGTGGCTTGCTGCGAGTTTTCGTCATGCTCAGCATACTCAGCAGCCAGCAGGCGCAATTTACGCAGCACCTCGTCAGGAATTTCCATATATTCCTGAGCTTCGGTTAACACCTCGGTTAAGTTGCGCGCCCCTTCACCTACCGCGTTAATGTCCTCTAACAGACGGCGGTAGCCTTGGTATTGCTCCTCGTCGCGGCCACCGAAGATCCGCGCACCGCTTAAACTCGCGATTTCTTGGCGAATTTTACCCAGCGCGGATGTAGCCTTATCAGCCTCCTCTTCTGCTTTATCGCCCCAGCGGATTAACGATGCTTGCTGGGCTTCCTCATTCATTTCCTTGAACTGGCCAATCACGCGATCCAGCGGGTCTTCAAGGTTTACCAGCGACGCACTTACATCATCTGAGCTATCCCGGAATAAGAAGAATGCGGTAGCCGCTGCCGCCGCTACACCTAACGGACCACCTAGCGGGGCCATGGCTAAACGGCTCATGCGCGCAGCCCCGGCTAATGCAGTGTGCGCGCCCGTTGCCCGGTTAGCGGCACCCGTTGAGGCTGCCAGCGCCGCATTGCTGGCAGTCGCGGCGCGGGTGGCTTCGATCTTCGCGGCCGTTAGCGCACGCGTGCTGTTAGCGGTTTGCAGCTCGGCGGCCTGCAGGGCTTTTTGGGCAGCGGCGGATTGACTAACCAGGCCCATTTCGGTGCGGCGGATTTCAGCCAGCCGGGCTAACGACTGCTGCCGGCCGGTCGCGCTGATCTGAGCTTTCAGGCGCTGGGTTTCCAGCGCCCGCTCAGACGCCATCAACTCCTGATTAACAGTGATTTCGCGCAGCTTCGCGGCGGCTTCAGCCTGGGCAGCCTGGGCGCGCTGCTGGGAAATGCGAGCGCTGTTAAGCGCGGCCACCTTTTCAGCTTCGGCACGGCGGGCAGTGGCCAGCGCCGTTTCGCGCTCCTGCTGGGCAACGGCAGCCGCCTGCAGCGCTGCAGCACGGTCGGCGGCTATCTTCTTCCCCATGGCTACGGTGGACGCGCCCAGCGAGCCTACCAGGCGGCCAGCGAGAACGCCGCTTAGCAAGATGGAGCCATCTTTTACCGACGACACTACCGCCTCAGCGCCGCCCAGGTCCTGAATGAGGTCGTTGGTGGCCTGCATAGTACTGGTCAGGCCCGGCACGATTTCGGCCAGCAGCGTTTGCGCCAGCCCTTGGGCGCTGAATTTGAGTATGTCTACCTGGTCGTTAAACCCGGCAAACGAATTGGCGGTTTCGTTGCTCATGGTCAGGCCCAGGGCGCGGGCCTGCTCACGCATCTGCGCAATGCCTTCGGTGCCGGCATCAACGATCTGCAACAGCTTGACGCCGCCTGAATCCCAGACCTTTTGGGCTAGGCGCACACGTTCGCCCGCGTCTTCAATGCCCAGCATGGCCTGGGCGATGCGCTCAAACTGTTCTTCGGGGGCGAGCTTTGTAAGCTCTTTAGCGTCCAAGCCCAAGGTTTGCAACGCTTTGGACGCAACGCCCGTACCCGTGGCGGCCTCGTTGATCCGGCGCGTTTGACGTTGCCAGGCCGTGCTTAGCTCATTCATCTGAACGCCGCTAAGCGAGGCAACAAAATTGTATTCGCTCAGCGCTTCCGTGCTGGCCCCCAGACGGATATTGAGCTTTTGAATATGGTCGCCAAAATCGATGGAATTTTTCAGCGCGCCGGCGGTAAACATACCCGCGACCAGGGCAGATAATGGGGCTATCACACGGCCCATCATCTGCAGCTCGCGGCTTGCCGAGCCGATGCCCTGCGTATATTCAGCAGTGCGCTGGGCGCCAGCCTGCATGCTCTGGTTGAGCTTATCGGCGCTGCGCTGGGTGTCTTCAAACGCACGCACGCCACCGCTGGCATCGCCATTAATTACAAATTCAGTGACAAAACGCTGCGCCATGGATCACCCCAACACGTAAATAGCAGACACAAAAAAACCCGCCGAAGCGGGTTCTAATGCCTATCTCAATCTATTGCCGATCAATTCATCAATCGGCGCTTACTGTCACCAATGCACTGCTCAAAAATGGCCGTATCAAAGTCATCATCAAGCTGGCTAGTGTCATAAATCGTATTGATCATGGACTCTAAAGACGCATTACCGCCCGCCATGCCAATTACCCGGCTTCTTTCAAAGCCGCGCTCTTTAGCTACTGCTACATTCCGAGCTAGAACGCTCCTGGTGTAGCAGTCTTCTGCTGCTTTAAACGCCGTAGCCGTTGCAACGCGGGCGACCACATCCGCCTGCATGCCTTCTGTTGTGCTTGGCTCGTCGCCAGCCAGCGCCAGCGCTGGCCACAGCGCCAGTGCAACCAGCCCTTTTAATTTCTTCATCGCCACCCCCAATGCTAAAAACGGCAGGATATAGCACTGGCAGCGGGCGACCAAACGGGGTTACTTGCTGCGCATGACCTCAAGCGCCCCCGCCTCGATGTGCTGAATCTTGCGCAGGGTTTCGCGCTGGTTCTCGATGCCCAGCATGCGCATGGTGCTTTCTAGCTGCGAGCGTTCTATACCGATGGGCACGGGGCTGGCCATGGGCGGTGTGATGTAGCGCCACTGGCTCGCGCAATCACGGAACACCTCGAACGCTTCCACGTTCCACGGCCAGATAACGTGCCCCTGGGGCTTGCTGGGCTTTCTGAAACGCTCGGGCATCTTTGCCCCCCACGCGTTTAGATCGTCTTCCAACTCGTTCTTACCGCCACCCTGGGCGCCCGCCCAAGCGCGCCCAAGGTCATTTAGTTTTTTGCCGTTTCCTCGGGCAGGCCGTTTTGCACCTGATACCAGGCACGCATGATGCCGTTGCCCGCGTAGGGGCATTTATACATTTTTTCCATTAGCTCGGGCGTAGCCTCTACGCTGTTGCCGTCCTTGTCCTGCAAGCCAGTAATGCTCAACAGGTCACTGCGAATTTGCTCCGTTGCCGTGATTTCGTCGTTTTTCTGCCGTTCTTGAATCGCGTCCTGTTCGTCGCGGTCGTGAACGCGAATTTCGGCAATAAATTCTTCCTCTTCGCGGCCCGGGCGGCGAACGGTGACGGTTTTAAATACGGATGCGATGCCGACAACAAATGCTGACATGGTGTTAACTCCAATTTCTGAATGCTAGAAACGACGACGCCCGCTTATGCGGGCGTGTCGTCGTCATTTAATTACGTGAACTTGTCACGCTTTAAGGTTGTTTACTTGAAATACCAGGTTTGTTCGTCGTCGCCTTCTACCGGCAGGTAGCGGGCGTCGCACTGGTAGTGGGTAATACCATCGCTGTCCTGCGTGCTGAACCCAGCCAGCTGCACCTTGGGGCCACGGATGCCGACGATATTGCCCGGCTCGGTGCCGTGTTCCCACTGAATCGGGCCGGTCGTCACCTCTTTATGGGACTCGATGCGCTCAAATACGTTGAACTCGCTCAAGCGCGGCGCCTGGAAGGACACCTGGCCCGTTGGGGCACTGTCGGTGACGTGCACACCCTCATAGTTGACCAGGTTGCGGGGTGTGACGGTGTTGGCCAGATCAACGCTGAAATTCTGACCAATGGCATCAAAGCCTTGGATATTAAATTTCGTGGTGTTCTGGAAGTTAACCGGCAGCTCATCGGCCCAATCTTCGATGGCCAGCGTAATCCCCTCCACCTCTTCCGGGCGCTCATACAGACCGGTAAACGTAAAGGAAACGGTTGGCATTGCCCCGGTGTTGCCCGTACCTGTGACGGTGCCGCGTGAACCCGTGGCGCGCTGCTGCTGGCCATCGTGGCGATAGTAGAGCGTGAGCGAATCGCCGTCGCCACTGATGCGGTCGTACTGCACTTCGCCCGCGTCTACGTCCAGCGTTTCGCGCATCTTGCAGCCGCGCAGCAACTTACCAATCGCCGGGGTAGTTAGCTCGGTGCCCACTACTGGCGGCTTACCGCTGCCGCTCCATGGCACCGTTACTTGAATCTGTACGTTTGGGCCGGTGTTGATCTGGGCATACCCGCCCAAGTTTTCACGCAGCCGCGTACGCTCTACGGTGTTGCCCTGGTAGGGTGTGGGGGTCAGCTCAGTGACCAGCACCAATGAACACTCTTCAATAGGCACAGCTTGGCCGTAGGTGGTTTCAATTCCTACCAGCAAGCCCTTTTTTCGCTCAAGAAGTGGCGTTGACATCATCTTTACCCTTCACATTCGTGGATGATTTAGCGCCGCTGGATGCTTTAGCGGGCGCGGGCTTATGGGCTTCGGCAACGCTTGGGTGTTCGGCATGCGCGCCGAAACGTTGCTCTTTGGGTGGCTCGGCCACCTGGGTGAGCTTGCCCTTTTCGCGGCGCCAGCGGCCGCCCTGTTGGTTGGGCATGGTACCCCTCCTTTCGTAGGTTGTCAGGTGGGTTAAACCGTCATGGTGCGCGGGCGCGAAGCCTGCAGCGCATGGGGCGTTTCGACTTTCCAGAACTCGCGCCACCACACATAGCGCCCGCGAATCTCGGCCATCTCGCCGCCGTGGTAGGCCATTACGCCGGTGGTGCCCGGCGGCCGCCAACCAAACAGCGCCTCGCGCACTTCCTGCCGCTGGGCGCGGAACGTGTCGCCCCGCTCAGCGACAATGAAAACGCCGTACATGGTGTTAACGCTTTGGCGGCCGTTCAGCTCGGCGGGGGTGCCGCCAGCATCCTCGGCGATGTACACCAGCGCAGCCGGGGTGTCCTGGTCGTAATCATCAACAGGCTTGGAAAACCACGCCTCGTCTACATACTTGAACCCCGGGCACTGGGCGGCGATCCGCTCGCGCAGGGCGTCGGTTATGTCGTAGTCCTGCATTGATAGCTCCTACTCTTTGCGGCCCAGCAGGTAATCCATGCGCCCGCTGAACTGCCGGGGCAGATCCTCGCGCACCATCTCTTGAGCGCGCTCGATCACGCTTTCATGCGACACCATGCCGGGGATTGAGGGGCCGAACTGCATACGGGGTTGGCTGCGGTTATCGTTCTGATCTGCCCGGCGCAAGATGCGCCCTTTAGCAAACCAGCCGCCGGGCACCAGCTGCCGGCCACGATCTTTGCGAACGCGCACCGTGGCCCCGCGCCGCCGGGTTTTAAACGGCTTACCGCGTACGCTGGTAGCCGTGGTGCGCACCATGCGCTCTTTGGGCTTGAAGTGATCCAGCGGCAACCGGCGGCCGGCATACAGCAGCGAGCGCGACGCATCGCGCCTTGCGCGCTGAATCGTGAGCCGTTTTTTCACATCGGCAACGCTTACATCGTAGGTCTTGCGAACATCGGCTGATATTTGCGTTGCTGCTTTGCTCTGCGTGCGATCCAGCGCCTGGCTAAACGCCTTTTCCACCGTTTTGGGGTCAAAGCGTTTTTTGAGCGCCTGCAGCTCGTTGATGTTGTGGCGGTGGCTGTTCAGCATTACGTCACCTCGATGGTCACAAACGCGCCGTCGTCCTCGATTGGGCGGTTATATTTCCAACGCCGTGCGCCGACCGTGAACGCAGCGAGGCGGCCCACATCGCCCACCCACTCTTTGGGTACCGTTATCGCCGTGACGCGCACGGTAAAGCCCTGCTCGTCGAACGTTTCAAAAGATAGGTTGAGCTGGTAGGGCACATCCGCAACGTCGGCGCCATTTTCGGGGTGGTAGGTGCAAAGGCCGTCGCTGAGGTGGTCAATCACCGCCCTATTCAGGCGGTGCGCGTACTGGTCGAAAAAGGCCATGGCTCACCCGTTATTCAACGGTGCCGCCCGACACCAGTTTGATGCATGATTTCGGGCGGGTGTTGAGGTGGGCCGGGTTGGATTGGGCCTCCAGCTCGACGCCCTTACCATGTGCCAGCAGCTCCGAAGAGCTATAGAACGGCAGGCCAAGCGTGTTGACGGTATCGCCGTAATCACCCGGGGCGAAGCGGCTTAGGAACAGCTCTTCACTCCCCACGGGCATCGCGTAGGCTTCTTCGTCGGCGATAAACTGCTTGTCGCCCACTGTGCCCCGGTAGCGCTCCCACATCAGGCCACCAAACGGGAACGGGTCGCGGCCATCGCCACGCAGCTTGGCTCCGTTTTCCCAGCGCTCATACGCAGTTTTAACCGCCTTGTGAGTGATGAACTTACGCCAGAATTTTTTACCGCATAACACCGTGGCACCATCAAAAAACAGATCGCCAAGGCCTAGCTCCATGGCCTCCAGAATATCCAAGCACTTGCCTTGCAACTCAGTAGTAGCAGTATCTAGCCCCATGGGAACCACTGTTTGCTTCATACCAAATGCTTGGAACAGGTCATAAAGTACCGTTCCGTTAGCGTCGATTACTTGACCCTTAACAGCCCCTACCCGGTGAAATTCATGGGTTACGTCAAGACGGCGTGCCATGGATGCCAAGCGGTTATTAATCACCACCTGCAGCTGTTCGGCGGCATCTTGCGAGCCAAACGCGCGCACGTTCTGCACTTCGTCCGCCAGAATGGTGGACCGGGTTGGTAGGTGGGCAGTCATAAACGGCACACCTGTGCGCTTGGTGCCGGCCACTACTTGGCCAACGCCACCACGCGCCTTGCTCTCAACCAGCGCCAGCTTATCGCCATCTTTCTCAATGACGACTTGTGTGGTGGTGATGCCTTGGGCATCAAATATGCCCATTTCGCCCAAACGGCGCGGGGCATATTCCACTTCGTTGATAGATGCCGTTAGGGATCGCAGGCTAAACGCATCGCTTTCAAAAATATTGCCAGGCATGAGGTGCCCTCTCTATAAAATGGGTAGGTAGTGCGCGGTCGCCTATCGCGCCGCAGGGTTAGTCGCGGATAATCACGCCACGGCTAACCAGATCGTTACTGGCTTTTTCAATGGCGGCCGCTTCGGCGCCTTCTGGCCAGCCCAGCAATTCGCCATGCACCTCGCAGGCGCGGACGTGAACGGTGATTGGCTGCGGGATTTCGGAAGCGTCAGCCGCTTGGTACAGCACGGCCTTGGCTACTTCGGTGCCGTCAACAGCGGCGGGGTCTAACGGGACATAATCGCCACTGGCAGCAAGCGCCAGCACTGCCCCAGCAGGCAGGTTGCCAGCCGCTAAAACGCCGTTTTCACGCGACCGAGCGCCGCTAGCTTCTGATAGGATGTGTTCACCCGTGCGGGTGCCTTCGGTGTAGGTAGGCATGGGTATGCTCCAAGGTTAGGGTTGTTTAATCGCCCGCTTAAGCAGGCGTTTTGCGGTTAAAGCGGCTGTAGGCTTTTGTGTAGCTGACGCCGCTGCTTTGCCCTTGCCCACCTTCGGGGGAATGGCTGTTCTGAATGTTCTGGCTATCGCCGCCGGCGGCCGCTACGTCGTAAACGTATTCGCTGGCCTGCGTTTCGCTCATGCCGTTGCTAATGAGCTTGTCCATTAGCTGCGGCTGGCCAGTGGTCTGACACGCCTTGATGATGCTGTTGACCCGCGTGCGCTCGGCGGTCAGTACCTGGTCAGGCTGAGACGCCTGCAGCGCCTGGATGGCATCGACGGCGTTTTGTGGGGTTTGCTGGATGGCGGACGCTTCCAGACCGAGCGCACTGGCAATCAGCGCTAGCGGCTGCCCTTCTCCACCGCCACCGCCAGACTGTTGGCGTAGCGCGATGATCTGGTCGCCCAGGTCGGCGGCTTGGGTTTCGGCCTCCTCTGGGGTCAGGTCAAACGCCAGCGCCAGCGCATCGGCAGCGCTCATGGTGGTTGGATTGCCAGCCACCTGGGCGCGCAGATTGATCACCTCGCCGTGCTGCTCAAGCGCCTTCTTGAACTGGGCCATGTCGGCACACGCGACCGCCTGCAGCTGGGCGTCTTTGGCCGTGGCCAGTCCCCACTCGATGGCCTCGTCAGCCCCCATGACCGTATCGCCCTGATCCAGCAGCGCGTTGACTTCCTCGGCGGTTTTGCCGGTTTCCGCGACAAACAGGCTGACGATTGCATCATCGAACTTGGTCAGGTTGGCGGCGGTGTCCTGCATTTCCTTGGCGTTGAAAAAACCCACCATCAGCGAGCTGGCCCGGTGCGTCATCACCGTGGTGCCGATACCCATGGTGCGCGTATCACCGGCTAGCATGATCGTCACCGCGATACTGGCGGCCTGGCCGGTCACTTTCGTGTGCACCTTCGCCCGGTGGCCTTTCAGGTAGTTGTGGATACGCACGCCGCTGGCCACGTCGCCACCGGGACAATTCAGCTCCAGGTGGATCTCGTCTAGCTCGCCCAATGCGTCCACAGCAGCGATGAATTCGCGGGCGGGCTTCTCGCCTGTAAAATCGCTGATCCAATCAGGCGCCCAGTCAGAGCCGATGGGGTGATCGATAGCGATATGAGCGACGCGGGGGTTATCGGCGAGCGCTCGGGCTTTGAACCATGGCATTTAGTTATCCTCTTCTTCGGTGGTGGCCAGGGCTTCCAGCTCTTTCTGGAGCCCGCCGTTTTTCGCGGTGCGGCGTGGGTCGGAATCCAGCATCAGCCCGTAACGGTCGGCGCTTTGATTGCCCTTGTCGATCTCGGCATCGAGCAGATCTATGGACCAGCCGCGCTCGCCGGCTTTTTCGCTGCGTGGTGCCAGCCCAGCGCGCACTTCAAGCAGATCGGCGGATACTTCCTTTAGCGGGTCCACCCAGCTCCACTTCGGCGCTATCCAGTCGATGGCCAGCAGCTGCTTACGCTTTTGCCAGTAGCCGGGAATGACCAGCGCGCTGCTGGTCACGGCCACATCGAGCCACTTAGCGGCAACGCGCCGACACCATTGGTGGACGATCAAATGCGCCTGTAGCATTTCCGCGCGCCGGCGGAACTCCAGTAGGCCCGCACGAATGCTTGAGTAATTGACGCCCTTGAGGTCGCCGGTCATCTGTTCGTAGGTCAGCCCGGCACCCGCGCCCACTGCCAGCAGCTCGGTACGCAGCCACTCGGTGTACTGGCCCTGAATATCTGGCGGCGCCGAAAACGACACGTCCTCGTCATCTTCCAAGTAGTGAATGCCGCCCGGGGTGAACTCATCGAGCTGGTCCATTTCGCCAGGCTTGCGCACCAGCTCGCCAAAGTAAGGGCCTTCCTCCTCGGGGTCGTGGCTGGTCTTGCGCTTCACGAACGCGCCAAACAGCTGCGCCAGCTTTTGTCGAGCCAGCGTGGCGTCCTGCATTTCGTCGATTTCGTAAAGCCGAACGATGACCGCCGTAAGCTCTGGCACCCCACGCAGCTGCCCAGGGCGCGTGCGGCGGTACATATGAATGACGTTATCCGCCGGCACCGGCACCCGGGTATTGAGCTGGCTGGTCAGGTTTTCGTGGGGGTGATACCGCCATAGGTGGTAAGCGCTGCGCTGGCCGATGGCATTGAACTCGATGCCCATCTTGATCAGTCGATTGCCGAACGTCTGGGAATACGTCGGGTCCAGGTGTTCGGCCTCAACTACCTGCAGCTGCAGCGGAACGCTTAGGCCATCGCTTGTGCGGCGGTAACGAAACCGCCCCAGCACCTCGCCAGCCTCGAACTGCGCGCCAGCGGCAAGCGCTTGTTGGCCGTAGAAATTGTCTACGCCGTCCGCGTCGCTCTCGCTTACCCACTCGTCCCAAAGCGCTTGAATCTTTGGGTCGCCCCATTGGGGCTTGATGCCGGTTCCCACCAGGTTGGAAACGTATTTCTCCTTAGCACTGGCAGCGTAGGCGTTGTTTCTAATCGCGTGGTGGCTACGCGCCTGCAGTATGGCCAGCGAGTTTTCAATGGGACCATTAGGACCAGTAACAGCTGTTCCTTTGCCCGCCATCCGGCGGCGGGTGCTGCCCCCTTCGTAATACGCCCGCACTGGCACTTGCTGCCCATCTCGTACGGTCATGCGGATTCGCGGTTTGTTCGTCACCATCACAGCCCCTTGCCGGTTACTACCAGGCGTGTGCGGCTACGGCGGCGCTTGCCGGCTTGTAACACGGCGGCCATTTCTCGGCCCAACGCTTTCAAATCCCCCAGGTTCGCCTGGGCAAATTGCACCGTACGGCCGTTTTGAGTAATGGAAACGACGCGCTGGCCGGTGCTCAGCGCAACGATGGCCTGCCGAACCTCGGCAAGCTGTTCGGGGGTGTAGGCCATGGGTGGTACTCCTAAATTTTCGGCTTAACCACGCGACGACGGCGGCGCGCCTGGGGGGCGGGCCTGTCTTTGGGTGGCTCGGGAATAGCAGCGGTTGGGTCGTCCGGGGTGAATACCAGTAAATTGGCGTCCCAGTGATCCGCCCAGGTGGGCGGGTGTTGCCAGTCGATCTTTTCGCCACCCAGCAGGATGAACACGACCAGGTTATAAACGAACAGGTCGAACGCTTCGTTCGCCTTACCGCCGGGTTTCGACCATTTGCCGGTGGCTGGGTCGCGCACCTCATAGGTCAGCTCGTCAAACCACCAGAGCGGCAACCAATCTGGAGTGTGCATGTAACCGGCGCCGGGCTGTTCCCGGTCGATCATGGCGGCCACGGTGTCTTTCAGCAGGTCGGTACCCAGCAGGTAAAGCGGCACATCGCCCCGTGCCCCGCTATTGCGGTTTTTACGCTTGGTGTTGTCGGGTTCGGTCTTGCGGATACGGCTGTTAGTTTTGCCGCTACCGCCCTTGAGCAAGTACACACGGCCATGCAGGCCATCACCGTCACGCATGAGGCGGCGGTGGTACTCGTACGCCTGCGAGGTCACGCTTTCAGTGCCCTTGCCCTCGCCGCCGGTATCTACCGCCATCGCCAATATCGGCATCCGGCGGCCGGTGCCATCACCCAACTTGTAGGTGCGCTTGAGTACGTCGCGGGTCAGCAGGTCCCAGTCTTCGGGTTGCGTCATCGGGTTTATCTGCCGGGCGGGCTGGTCGCCATCGGGGCCACGATCTTCCTTGATGTTGAAGCGGTCCACCAACCAGGTTTCGCGGTTTGGCCCCCAGCCGTGGATCTGCACGACAAAGCGGCGATTCTTACCGCCCTGCACGTCCACCGCCGCTGTAAGAAAGCGCACGCCATGGGGCACGGTGCGCGCTTGGTAACTTTCGCCACGATCTTTCAAGCGCTGGCTTGAGCGTTTGGTACCGGGGGTGCGGTTGATATAGGGCCGCCCCCAATCCACGTTGGTGACTGATTGCAGGTCTTTCTGGTTGCCGGTGGTCTGAAACGTCTCTTCGGCGGCGTTCAACTTGCTAACCAGGGATGCCCACGTCTGGTCCGATGCCGCTGGGCCTTCCATCCAAAACGACGCAATGCGTGTTGGTCTGGGCGTGCCGATCAGCTCGCCATCCAGGGTCAGCTCGCACCCTTCGGGTATCCAGCGCCCGGCAATATTGAGTTGCCGTTTTAAGCGGGGATCTACTTCGGCGCTGCAGTGCGGGCAAAACACGTGCCCGCTCTCCATGTTGAAATGCTCTTGAATTGGCTGGAACCACTGGCGGCACGCGCTTTGCGGGCATTGCCAGTAAAGGCGCCGGCGGTCGCCCTGGTTGTAAAGATCCAGCGCGCCGGTGGTGGGCGGCGCTTTGTGTGGCTCGTTTTCCGGCTGTTGCCAATCAGGGTCTAGCACCGGGCGGCCCGGCGAGCTTTCCACCGCTGTCATGCCAGTAGACCCAAACGTCTGGGTACGCTTACTGGCCAGTACCCAGCCCGAACCCTCGCCGCCCACGTTCTCGGTCATCCGGTCGTAGTCGGTCAGCAGTACAAACTGATAATCCGACGACGCGAACACGTTTTTCGAGGGGTGCTTAATGGCCAGCATGTTGCCGGCTTTAAACACAATGTCATGAACGTTGTTGTCATGCCCGCGCGGACTCAGCCGCTTGGCAATGTCGGGCGAGGCGTTAAAACTACGCTTGAGGCGCTTCTTGCTGTACTCGGCGGCCTTGGCTTCGGTGATCTGCACCACCAGGCCATCGCCCGGGTCGTTGATAATCTTGTAGCAAACAAAGCCGTCGATCAGGCCGATGGTCTTACCCGTTCGCGCCGGGCCGATGAATATCACGGCATCGTATTTGCGCGACCCCATGCAATCCATGGGTTCAACCATGTACGGGGTTTTATCGGGTTTCCAAAGCGTTTTGGTGCCGTTGCCATGTACCACGTACATGGATTCCGCCACCGACTCACTCACGCGCACCCGGCGCGGGGGCCGCAATAGCTCGGCCACATCGTGACGAATGGCGGCGGCATTCGCGGTATTAGCCATCCTCGCCGTCCTCCTTGTCCGCTACTACGGCTTGATACATCTGCTCGCGTAGCGCGTCGATTACGTCCTGCACGCGCTCGATGGCGTCCGGGTCCAGGCCCGCGTCACGCTCCAGGGCATCGGGCAGTGAGTCAAGCCCCGCCGCTACTGACTTGGCCAAGCTGCTTAATTCCCGGGCAAACTCATGCGCCGGTATCAACTGCTTAATCTCTTTCTCGAATTTCAGCCGCTCGTTTTCCGACTGATACCAGGCCTTACGAGCGTCGGGAAACTGGTCCAGATCCAACCCACCGGCGGTGGCCTGTTTTTCCTGATACAGCACCGGGCCAACATCGGCCAGCGCATAGGTGGCGTTACCCCGCCGCGATCCCGCCGGCACAACGCCGCTTTCCTGCAGACGCTTGGCCACCGTTCGCCGGTCCATTCCGAACGCCTGGGCAATCTTACTTACCGACCAGTTATAGGCATCTTTGCTATCAACTACGTCACCCATAGATGCCCACCTCTTGCGGCGCGTTTACCCCCGCTCAGCTGTACATGAAACGATTAGAAAAAGGGGCCGCGATGTACAGCTCGCTCAGGTAACGCGCCCAGCAGCCACGCGGGATCAATACCACCTGCGGCGGTACACCCTGAAAACCCGAAAATTTCACGAAATCCGGGGCTGCTTATCCCCGTGGACAAGGCAATCTTGCCGGGAAGGACCCGCGATTTTTTAGCCCCAAGACTGATTGCCGCCTGACATGAATATGCACTTAAAGTCTGACCAAGATAAGCTGACTACTTTGAAGGCATGCTAAAGAGACAAGCACATGGATAATCCACTTGATGTTGATAATGAGCTTCAACGTATAAGCAATGAAATACAGTTCTTGATGGACGCATCAGAAGGCAGCTCATTCAAAGCCACACCTGAACACCGCACCCGCTTTAAAGAGTTAAAAGAACGCATTGCCCTGGGGGCACAGATGGGCACAATTACGGGAGAGAAGCGTGAGCTAACAGATAGTGAGGAGTTTATTTATCAACCGGCTCTTCAGAATGCATTAAGCAAGTTCAATATTGCCTCGAATGCCGCACCCTCACGCTGGTTTGAAACGCTATACGATGTTAAGTGCAGCATTGAAACCATGCTAATACGAAATACCCCGTGATTATTCCTTACCCGCATCATTAGCCAGTATCTCAACCACCGCCGTCCGATCTGCATTCATCCGGCGGCGGAGGGCTTCGTACTGAGCAAGCAAGATCATCAAGCCCTTATTGCTTTGCAGGATTTGCTGGGGCGCTGGCACTTCATTGGTAAGGTGGTCCGGCACCATCGGGCATTGACCCTGCCCCATCAGATCCACCGGCCTGGAGTTCGCGCAGCCAGTCAACAACACCGTCAGGCACATCGCTATCCAACCAATCACGCGCTTGCGCATCACGCTCTCCCAGTTGTTCAAGCGCCATGGTACTGGCGCGTATGTCTTCAGCAATAGTGGCAAGCGTGCGGTCACGCGCGGCTAGCGATTCATTCAATGTTCGTATCTGCTGACGCTGGTATTGCTGACTGTCGAGCAGGATCTCGGCTCGCTCGCGCTGACGCTCTGACTCGGCACGGTAGGCGTCGCGCTGCAAGGTTACGTGTTGCCAGTAAAGGAATGCGCTTAGCAGGGCCAAACCACCCATGGCTACACCAATGGCTTTGCTCTTAAGGGCACTGATCATCTGAGCCACTTTTTAACAAAGGCGATCAGCACTTCATAAAGGCCGTCGGCCTTATTACGCACCCACTCAACACCCATGAAGGCGAGAAATACGCAGGGTGCCATAGCCACTGCTGACGCATGCTCTTCAGGCACGGAGTAGTAAACCGCTAACCACAGGAATACCGGGTAGAGTGACAGCGATAGAATAGTGCCCATCGCGGCCACCATCAGCGCCTTCTTCCATGGGCCCCCGTCATGCAATGCCTTAACAAGACCGACAGTAAACGTGGCGCCACTTAACATCAGATACGGAATGACATTCACCAGCCACTGCCAGTTGTTCGGGTCACGGTTTGGCATGGTGCGCTTCTCTTTAGATCGTTTGTTCATGGCGCACCTCTCGGGCGGGCCTCGGTTATGAATCGATGGTTATGCCGCCCGTGTCGTGATACACCTGCATCAACTCCTCAATAGCCAGCTCACGTTGACCATACCCAGCGCCAGGCAAACTGGCCCAGATGCGCCGGCATGCGTGAATAGCCTCACGAATGCGGCCTTCGTGTATTAGCGCAAGCGCTTTACATTGGCGTATCAGATGAACGGCGCCGGCATCTTGGCTGGCGGGTGTGAAGTCAGGAAGCTTGTAACGCTTAACCAGGTCATCCCATGTGCGCGTTAGGAACTGATAGCGGCCCGCAGCACTTGAGCGGATCTGATAGGCAGGAAGCCATACAAACTGGCGCGGGTGGTCCAGGTAACTACTGAACGTGGCGCCACCTACTATCACGTTGTAGCCATCTTGCATGCCAAAGCGTGGAGTGCCTTCAGCGTGTGCCAACATATTAAGGAAAGCAGCTACGTTACCGGCGCGCGTATCAAGGGGTGCGGGAGGCTCAAAGCGCAGCAGCTCAGCCTCCTCAAGCCAATGAGTAGGAGAGTGAGCAGACATGGCGACCTCGAAAGTTGGAAAACCAGAAACGCAAAAGCCCCGCTGAGTGGTCAGCAGGGCTTTGTTTCGTCATATTAAGCGGCTAGATACACTGAGCACCAGCCTATATAAACAGTACCGCTACAGTAGAGAAAACGCAATATCCTATTCTTTTTTTTCTATAACAAATTTCCCTGTATATTCTGCAACTTCTGGGATCCTTCTATGCAATAAAAAAATTGCATATGGAATCAATAGCTTGATGAAAAAACAGGTTTGTTTCTTCGAATAAGTAATTTTCCAATTTTTATCTAAACTTTCATTCAGCATACTTTGGAAGCGAGCACTTCTATTAACATCGCTTAAGAAGTGCGAGGAAACCTTTATTTTTCTCTTCGTTCGTTTTGATAAGATAGTTATTTTATTTATAAGATCATATTTCACCTTTCTAACCTCACTATGTTTCGTAAGATCAACACAAGCATTAATATGTAAGTGGTAGCTTAAAAGTGGCTCAACAATAACTCTCTTTTTAAAAAATTTGAAAAGAACATATGAAACCAAATAACTTATAGGAACAGCTATCAAACTAATAAAAAACAACCAATAGCTTAATATTAATGCGCCATCCCCTTCATTTATTAATAAATTACCAGCTTGAATAAAAAACGAAGTAAAGAGAAATATTGTTAGCGTGCAGCCAATAATACAAAGCATTAAACGTTTAATCTCAGAAAAGGTGTAACTCATAATAAGCACTCATTAAAAATGACAAAGCATTCTCGCATAAACAATTAAAATAACAAAAATATTTTGATTAAACGTTTAAATATACTCCGCACAGGGGCCACCACCCTATGCGGCAGATTAATTTATAAACGTGAAATTAATAATAACTGTATTTTGCATTGCCTGGCAGAGTCTTTAATAGCTTGCCCATTTTTAAATAATGGCACAGCTTTTCTAGTTTCTTTATGTTTCAACCAGCCAGTTTCTAAAGGCTTAAATTTATCATAGCAAACCATCGTAATACCATGATGGTTACCTGGAGAGAACCCTAAACGCTGCGCATAAGGCCCCAGGTCTGCAGCTATCTGATCGTAGCTTTTAGCCCAAGGCCCAGTTACACGCCGATCAGTTTTAGCTGCCTGAATAAGCGCAGCTAACAGAACGCGCGGCTTAAGCTTGGCATATGCCAGGAACTGTCGAGCTTCTTCATGGGCAGCGTGGACACGAATGCCGCGATCATAGGCGATGGCTAAGGGATCAGCCGCTGCTGTACCTCCACCAGGATGTTCGCCAAGCTTTGCTGTCGAGCTGAAAGGTTGATACCCAAGATTCTCATGGGCAAACCAGGTGCGGCGCTCCACTTCCATATCCAGTACCCGGCTGACAAATATCCGCGTCGCCTCCGGGTCGTGGTCTGCATGCGACTCTCTAGCGATCTCACGTAAACGGCCAATCGGCATCCGCTCGTACATATCCCGCATCGCGCTACCCTCTTTCACCAATGCCATGGCCATCAATCTTTTCTCCACTCAGTACCGCTATTCATCAACTGCCGCCGTCCCACTACCTCAGTACGCGGCCAACTCGCATACTCACGCAACACCGCCTTGGCTTCATCCAACCCACGCGCCAGCACCGCGCAGTAGCCTTCGTACTCACTGCTCTCAAGCCATTCGAGCTGACTTGGCGCCAGCTTGGCGTCCCGGGGCGGCGTGGCCTTGAATTCAAGGTATAGCCCATGCCATCCACCACGGGCCTGACGCACAGGCAGATCACTAACACCTGCCTTAACGCCTTGGCGCTTTAGGTCGCTTGCAGTTTTCTTGCTGCGATGGCCACCATTGGGAACGTGATAGATCGCGTCGTATAAATCTCCTACCGGCTGCCCCCGCATTTTCTCCCCATGCAGCCAACGAATTAAAACCGCCTGTTCCTGACCTTCCCAATCAACGGGCTTTGCTCGGGGCGTACCACTTTTGGTAAGAGCACGCGGTCGGCGGGGCTTCTGACTAGGTAGGTTCATGCAATCCCCTGATGGCGCTGCTGGCGCTCCCATTTGCTGTAGTCGGCAATAATGCGGTCGAGCATGACCCGGGCGCTGTCGTTGTGATCAATCTCTGCGCGGCTTTTAACGCCACAAGCTTCTCGCAGCCAGTCAGCGCAGTCTTCCGGCGAGTGGGTACCGTCCGGCATCTGCTCAACGGGCACGTTATGAGCGCGCCGGCGTCGCTGATCCAGGTAAAGACCAAAGCGCGGGTTGGTACAGAGCATGGCCGCGCGCCGCGCCTGTTGTCCGCCTTTTTGAGCGTTATTACTCATGCCGCACCTCCACGCTGCAGAAGTCGCAGGCAGTGCTTACAAGCTGGCAATGGTTTTCCGGTACCGGGTTCGCGAAACTCGCTGGCGGCCTTGCGGTAATGGCACTCAGGGCACCTGGGCTGAATGTATGCCTGCTTATGCATTGTTTGAGCCCTCCTGATAAATTGAATACGCCACTACTTGCCCTTTCTCGGTCAGCTGCAGCAGTTGACGGGCCGGTTTGTCCTGGGTAGTGCCCGTGACCTTGATCAGATCAGCATCAAGCAATTCGCGGCAGCGGCCGCAGATGCTGGCCAGCGGCAAGCCTGTGCGATCGGCTGCGTCGTTGCGGGTCATTGGCCCAACAGTGAATGCCTCAAGTACCTGCTGCTGGCTAGCGCATAGACGGCCACTACGACGATTACCACGGAATGCCTCGGCGGATACTTCATTGCCCGTAGGCTGCATTACTGCTGTAGATACCATGATTAACGTCCTCCCATAGCAGCTAGCGGCGCGCCAGCTTGTTCTAACAGTTCACGGCGGCGGGCTTCTTCTAGCTCGCGGGCTTCGCGGCGTTGCTGGGCCTGCTTATCGCCACGTTGGTTGATCAGGTCACGAAGTTGGGTAACGACCTGCTTACGCTGGCGCTTGCCCTCTTCGGTCAAGGGCTTATCGGGTGGTGGCAGCAGCTGCGCCACCTTGGGTGCGGGCAGCTGGCCGGCGCTTACTGCATCGTTAAGGACGATTTCACGGCGTTGCGGGTCGTGGCCCAGCGATACTTGCCATTCCGGTTGACGGCCCTGGGTCTTGGCGGCTTCAATTTCACGCTCGTACGCAGCAAGGAAAGCCATGCGGGCGCCGATTTTGTCGCCGCCGTCCAGCACCGGCTTAGCCACGCCAAACGCCCGGGATATTTCTTGCGTCCACACCACGGTTTCCTGCTCGTCGGTGCTGTGCAGGGCGCGCGCCCATGCCTCGTTACCGGTGAGGTGTGCATTGGCGCTGGGTAGGCGCTCAATGATGGCCGCCAAGGTCAGCTTGCTGTGTAGCTCGGCACGGCAACGGGCCAGTGCGCGGCGGATCTCATCAAACGGATACCCACACAGATCCTCTGCAATCAGCACGGCTGCGGCTGGGCGTATCTCTTGGCCTAACACCTCAGCAGTGGCGTACACCAGCTCAACTACTTGATCAATTTGCTCTGGGGTTAACGGCATGATGCGGCCTCCTGCTGTTGACGTTTAACTGCTAGCAAGCGCTTGGCTTCATCGGCGTTGCTCATGTTTGTCTGGGTGCTATCGATCTGGCGGGCTTTTGCCTGGGTGACCTGGTGGCCAGTGGCCAACTGAGTGGCAATGGATTCGCAGTCCTGTAGCAGCAGCCCGACCGGGTGCAGGCGTGAGGCGTAATACTGGTTGTTCAGCTTGAGATAGTGCGCCGCCACTTTCGGTGCGCGCTCTTCACCTACACGGTCAACCAACTGGCTCATGTTCGCTGCGGCTTTCTGGTTCCATACCGGCCAGGTCTTATAGCGGTGACGATACGCACAGGCGTAGTTCGCCCAGGGTTTGAATGTTTTGGCGTTCGGGTCGCGAGTGCCAGGCATGTCAGCGGGGATACGCGCCAGAACATCATCGGCGGATTCCTGCGAGACACTGGGGGTGGGTTCAGGATCGTCTGCGCCCAGGTATTCACCCTCCGTGGCAGCGGGGCTTGCCCCCGGTGCAACAGTACTAATACTGGCCCCCTCTAACTGAACCCCTAAACCTGAACCCCTCTCTTCACGGTTTTCCGAATACCCCTCTTCGGGATTTCGAATAGGGTTCACCGCATTTTCCGAATACCCCCCTTCGGTTTTCCGAGTACCTGCTGGCGCCTTATCAAGAGGCCGATTCATGAAGATGCGACGCTCGACAATTTGCTTGCCTTCACGGATCTGCTTAACGCTCACCCAGCCCTTTTTCTTGAGCGAGCTGATGACCTCAGACACACGGTTGGGCGACAGGCCAAAGAACTCAGCCAGCTTCTTGTTGGACTTAAAACAGCCCTTTTGAGGATGCTGAAGGCTATCGATCTCGATAAGCATCACTTTTTCTTGAAGCGATAGCTCACGGTTCAGCCATATATCAGCGGGGATCCACACACCACGGAATGCGCGCTCTTCGGTCATGGCGCACCTCGCGAATAGAAAGCCACGTCGCCACCCTTTAAAGTGATAGCTGCGACACCATTCACTAAAATGAGGAAAACGACATGGCTAAAAACGAATACGATTACGTGTGGGATGGTTTTGAGCGCGATGAATTTAAAAGGCGCTATATCGACCCAAACGAGTGCAGGGTCGACGACCAGCTTAAAGTAACCCGTGAAGTGCTCAAGCAAATGATGGCTATGTTTCTTGAGCACCATTTGCACAAACGCTATCGCAGCTTGGGCCTGGCTATCGAGGGTGTCGATTTGCTCCAAGCGCGAGCCGCAGAGATTCATCATTGGCCGCCTAGCGAGGCAAGAGAATTGCATCTGGACGACCTGATGATTTTGTTGGCTGGAGAGTTCGAGCATGTGTCTATTCCCCCCGAGGCGCGTGAGGTGATACTGATGCGGGCATCCGACCTTCCGGAGTGGTTTGAGATAGAGTCTCGTCTTTCTTAGCCCCTTTTTTGGGAATAGGTGTTATAGGAAGCCCAAGGTGCTGGCGGTAAAGCGCCAGCGTCTCGGCCATTCGATCAGCCTCTTCTCTAAGCACTTTGGCAGTCCATTCCAAACCCGCAGCCTTGTAATGCCTCTCCTGAATACCTTCGATTAATACCCCCAGGGACTTTTCAACCTCCCACTGCTCCATTTCCTCTACGGAAGGCTTCATTTTAAAGTTGCTCATAACACCCACCTCAGAGCCGACGCCCTAGACGACGGATAACGGCAGCAGATAGCGTGCCCTCACGTTGCATCTTGGCTAATTGGTCGGAATAGCTTGTGCCTCCCTCAGGCTTTAGGTCGGAGTCAGGGACACGTCCACGGCGCGACCAGTCGTAAACAGTCGTAACGGCTACTTCCAATGCATCAGCAACTACGGAAAATCCTCCGCAGTCACTAATCACATCACGTAAAGTTATTGGCCGGAGAGGCACTTGCTCATGGCTTGATTGGGTAGCTGGCTGAGTAGCTTTGCTGATAGACGACATTGCGGCTGCCTCGCATCTGGTTAATACGTAAATGCTACGTATATAACCGTACAAAGGCAAGAAATTACATATATTGCACCAATTACAACAACGGCTATTGCCGTTAAACTACGTTTATTACTGTATTTTCAGGTTAGTTTGCACCCTCACCGGAGCTCCACTATCAATGACCGACAAGCAACCCCCTGGGCCGAGCCGGGAATTTGTGTGGGATCGAGTAAAGCAAGTCGCTCAAGACTTCCACGATCATCCAAAAGAGCGTGGCGTCTCTAAACTAATTGCTATCGATGCAGAGCAGTCTCCTCAGTACGTCTCTGATTGGAAAGCTGGCAGGTCGCCGATCCCAATGGCCACCTTGACAAAGCTTGCAGCCAAATATGGGGTCAGTGCTGGATACCTTGCAGGGTTTACGGAAGATCCTACGCCTAGAATTTCACGCGATGAGTCTAAGCTAAGCGTCAAAATGGCAGAGCTGGTTGAGCGAGCTATAGAAAAGTCGAGCGAGCCAGTAGATGCGCTAATCACAACCCGTCTATGTAGGTTAGCAATTGAAATGCTTATGAACGGGGAAAAAGATACTACGATCCTGGGCACACTTATTAATGAAGCTGAAGGGCTTAACGACGCCGACTAAACTGCATTATTGCAATGCTGCATAAATGTTTTTGCTGCATTTCATAAAGTCGAAAGGCCCCTTAATCCCGCGTGTCACTCATGCCGATTTATGCGATTTTCCGCATTAAAGGCGCAGCAGTTACGTCAAAGACGTAACTGTAAAGTGCTGATGCTTCACTGATAGGAGCAAAGTGATAGTTCATTCGTAATTAAAAACAATCAACATAGGGAACAAGCATGCCCCCACTGGCACTTGAGGCCGCCGAAATTCTTAGACGCTCCGAGCAAGGCGTATGTCGTCCATTTTTTATCCGCGATACCCATGGCGACATTTATGTCGTAAAAGGGGTTGATGGTACCGGTAAAGCTTCACTCATTTCTGAGTTGCTATGTGCAGAGCTTGGGTCTCGACTGGGCCTCCCTATACCTCTTTACGGCATCATGACGATACCTAAAGGGCTGACAAGCTTCACCGCGATTGATGGCGCCCAAGAACTAGAAGGAGGTCCAGCGTTTGCTTCTAAGCTCGTCACTAATGCCACATCTTTAATCTATCCGCAGATTACCCAGATACCTCCCGAGCTAAAGCAGCGTGTGCTAGTGTTCGATAAGTGGGTAAAAAATGGCGACAGAAGACTTACCGAGAAAGGTGGAAACGTCAATTTGCTCTGGGAACCATCCAGCCGATTAGCGGTTATTGATCATAATGTGGCATTTGATATTCCGTGTGATGACGATGAATGCATGAAAGACCATGTTTTCAGTGAGGAAAAGCCTAAATTTGCAGATTTAGTGGTCAAGTCAGAACATCACCGCTTACTTGACAACGTACTAGGCGATTGGGATACGATCATCGACCTTTTGCCAGATGAATGGGTATATAGAGACTTGTGGGATGAAGAATCATTAGTACCCCCCACACTGGATGAGCGATATGAGCTTCTTTGCCGCTTCCACCATGACGATTTTTGGAGAATGACATGAGCATCATCTGCAACTACGCAGTGCTGCGCTTTCAACCCTACCCCGAGACAGGTGAGTTCGCGAACCTGGGGATCGTCATGGTATGCAATAACGGTCAATTTTTGGAGATGATCGAAACGCGTACACGTAAGCGGGTTACCAATTTCTTTGACAAGCTAGACCCGAGCATTTTCACGAGTGCTCGACAAGCCTTCGCAAAGGAAATTAATCGAGTAGCAGAGCTGGCAAATGCCCATTCGCACGACACTCGTTTTCAACTCGGGCTATTCCAACACCTGACATCACCAAGCGAAACAATGTTCCGTTTTAGCCGTCCGGGCACAGTTGCTACCGAAGACCCCCAAGCAACCTTGCAAGAGTTGTTTAATCGCTATGTTTACCATGATTTTACGCACAGAGAAGATACTGAGACGAAGCTGAAGCGGCGAATTAATAACCTACTGAAAGAGCAATTTAAAGATCGCACCTATCGGGAAGAAAAATTGGGTGACGATCTGTACCACGTCACTTTTCCCTTTGTGTGGAACTCTGGTGGCAAGACGGCGCAAGCTATCCGTCCCCTTTCGTTCGACCTGGATGATACGAAAAGCATCCTCGACAAGGGTGATCGCTGGATCATGCAGATGGGCCGTTTGAAAAAGCATGGCGGCATGCCTCGCGATACGGTTTTTATCTGTAAAGAGCCATCTAGTAGTAATAATGATCACCTGAAAGCCTACCGGGAAATAACTGCAGAGCTAAGAGGAGCCAATCAGGTCAGAGTAATTCCTCATCAGACTCCTCATAAAGAAATGCTTGGTTTGCTGGCACAAACGAATTACCACTAACCAATGCCATGACCCTATTAAGACCGCCCATCGAGGCGGTTTTTTTATGCCTGCGGCCTTAAGTACTGTATGCGTAAACAGCCCCATTTTAGGCGATGTATCGTGCGCTATCTCTGCCTATGATTGACTGTGCGGTAAGTGGCTTATCTGCATTTTCCTTGAGTTGCGCCATTTTTTGGCACAATCGCGACATCTGGATAATGACAAAAGAAACCGCCATAACCATGAGGCAAATTGATGAGGCAAACAACGCTAGCGCTTAAGGCCTGTTCTGCTAAAAGCAAACAAAGCGTACAGATTACAATGCTAATGCCCCTGAGGGGTGGCCAAACCATTACTTTCAATATACTGTATGAACATACAGGCTATGGCCATGGGGCAAAGAAAAATGCATGACTGCCAGCGCCAGCAGAGCGCGATCACTCCACCATCCAATACGCAGCAAAGCGACTCATCAAAACGAGATAATGCTGATGCAACCCAACCAAATCCGTTAGCTAGAGCGGGCAATGACAGCATTCGTCGAGTTATCGCTAGCTATATTGATGGCGTTAATTACATGCTCCATCGCTAAGCCGCCTCCCCTCCCTTAGAAAATACCGGTCCATGGCCGGTATTTTTTTGCGCCTAAAGTACGTATTTATCTTGACCAATTACGGTCTTTTACGTAGTTTTATATAAATCACGTACTTTAGGTCTTAAGACATGAGCCTCACTAAGCGCCAAACCCAGATTGTTTGCCTCCTCGCTGAGGGCCATACCGCTGAACAGTGCGCGGCTCAGCTGCACCGCTCAGTAGGAACTGTACGTCGCCACATCATTCTTGCATGCGAGCGCACTAAGGCCCGCAACACCACGCACCTGGTCGCACTGGCCATCAGCAAAGAGTGGATACGTCTGACGTTTGTGCTGGCGCTCTCTCTCCTTATGACCATTGGCAACAGCGACGACCAGTACCGCAACACTGCCCGCCTTCGCCTGCTGCGCCCTCACACACAACTACGCCGGGAGGTGTAAGCCATGAACATTTCTACCGTTGAAGAGGCACTCGAAGAGATGGCCAATGAGTTGCAAGGAAAGCGCATGGCTGGCCTCGCCCGGCAGGCGCTGACGAAAGGGGCGGACCTGCAGGTAATGCTCGTTATTCGCCCGGCCAAGCAAGGCGCTGTGGTTTCCATGGAAGCCCGCGATTGTGTCGTTGAGCGCTTCGGCTCATTCATCCGCTTGCGTTAAGCCACTAACCAGGAGTGTTTACGCATGAGCCTAGCAACCAAGATTAATCATGACCTGCTGCGCAACCGTGTTCACGATCTCGCTGACCTGGCGATGGAGATAAACGCCAGCGTCAAAAACGCCAGCACAGCCAATTTCCACGCTTCAGCGAACGGTGCCCACATTGTCATCAAAGGTGCCCCTGGCCTGATACGCGCCAGCGCCCTGCCACCGCTTGTTACTACAGCGCGAGCGCTCAGTGACCTTGAGGCCATTATCGCAGATGTTCGCGCGTTTACTGGGGGTGGCCAATGAGCACCCAGCTAACTAAATCCCTGTGGGCAGGCGCCCTTCTCGTTTCTGTAGTGACCATGAGTCAGCTCTCAAAAAGCGATGCGCAGGAAAAGCAAGAGCGGCTTACAAGCTACTGCACTGATGCGGCGGTCTGGGCAGCAGAAGAAGCGCGGGGCGTGCCGCTAAACCAGCGGACCGGCCAGCCCGACTATCGCGGGATTGCGGCAGAGCAGTGCCCCGGCATGCGCCCTGCTGGTCCCGCGATTGACGACGACTACCGAGCGCCAGCGCGGCTGGCAATGCCTGATACAGCGCCCGTTCAGGAATACGTTCAGTTTTGAGGTGATGACGATGAGCACGTTTCGCGTTTACGGCATGACTGAAGCAAAGGCCCGCCAGATAGCTCGCTCCCTGGCGCCCAAGAACAATGAGTCGATTGAGGACTACGAAACACGCGTCCAAGAGCGCTTCGAAAAGCTCATGAACGGCGGCAAGGAAGTGCCATTAAGCGCTGCCTTCGACGCCCCCCAGTTTGCCCGCCAGTTTATCGACATCGCTCGCCGCTCTGGTCGCTGCCGAAACCTGCACATCAAGTACCCAGTGCAAGTAAAGGCCATGCGGAAGAACAAACCCGTAATGAAAACCGTATGGACAACGCTTGACCAATGACCTTTGAAGAACAGTTCGACCGAATTTTCAAACAGCCAGCGCCAGCAACAGGCGACCAGTCAAAGCAGGGAGACCAATAACATGTGGTTCAAAAACCTACACCTCTACCGCCTACACGCCGCCCCTGCTGTCGATGCAGTACAGCTGGCTGAGCAAATGGCCTGCTATGCCACCAAGCCCCTGGGAAATGCGGACGCTCGTCGCATTGGCTGGGCAGCGCCTACAGGCCGCTTGGGTGGTGGCCAGTTGGTCCATGAAGTCCAGGGGCACCGGCTGATTAGCGCCCTACGACAAGAGCGCATGCTACCCGCGGCGGTTGTTGCCGAAGAGGTCGCCGACCAGGTAGCAGAGATTGAGGCCAATGAAGGCCGCAAGGTCACACTTAAAGAGAAAACCGCGCTCAAAGAACAGGTAACCGAAGAACTTCTGCCCCGTGCCTTTGCGCGCTCACAGAAAATAGACCTCTGGTGGGATACCGAGCGCCAGCTGATTGGCGTTAACACGCCGAGCCGTTCGCGCGCCGAAGATGTGCTGGACCTGCTGCGGGAAACCTTGGGCAGCCTAAAAGTCACGCCGCTATCGACGCAGACGCTGCCTATTCGAGCTATGACCACCTGGCTTGGCGACCCGGCCAGCCGGCCCGCTGATCTGCAGATTGGCGATAGTGTAGTACTGAAAGCCAAAGGTGATGACGGCGTACTGCGCGGGCGCCAGGTAGATCTGGATTGTGACGAAATGCAGCAACTACTCGAAAGCGGCCGACAAGCCAGCCAAATGGCCATGGCTATCGAGGGGCAGCTTTCTTTCATCATGCATGACGATCTTGCCCTTAAGTCGTTGCGCTTCGGTGATGCCCTGATCGAGGAAGCCGACCACGCCGACGATGGCGACGACGCCTTGGCACGCCTTGAGACTGACTTTGTGCTGATGGCTGGCAGCCTGCGCGATAGCGTTGAGCGGATTATCGCGTGGATGGATGGTGAGGCTAAGCGGGAGTTGGCCCCAGCTAAGAGCGAAAGCCAGTCATGAGCGCGTCCAATAAAGTGATTTTAGACCCCTGCTGTGGCGGCCGCATGATGTGGCACGACCGCGCTAATTCTGCTGTCGTGTTTGGTGATTGCCGCTCAGAGACAATCACGGTTACTGACCGCAGCCACGGTAACGCTGATGGCACCCGCACACTAGTGATTGAGCCTGATGTGCTGCTCGACTTCCGCGATCTGCCGTATCCAGATGGTAGCTTCAAGCTGGTGGCCTTCGACCCTCCGCACCTATGCCGTGCTGGGCCTAAAAGCTGGTTAGCAGCGAAGTACGGAAAGCTGGGTAACAACTGGCGTGATGACATTCGTAAAGGCTTCGAGGAGTGTTTGCGAGTACTGGAGCCGGGCGGCACGCTGGTTTTCAAGTGGAACGAAACGCAAGTGAAAGTCGGTGAAGTCCTAAAGCTTGCGCCTCAGCCGCCGCTCTTTGGGCACCTATCGGGTCGCAAAGGCTTAACCCACTGGCTTGTATTCATGAAACAGGAGCCAAGCGAATGAGCCGCTACGCAGAGAACACAAGCGTATCCAGCGAGCGCAGCCGCGCCGAGATCGAGCAGACGGTCTCCCGCTACGGCGCAAGCGGTTTCATGTATGGCTGGGATGGCGGCACAGCGGTAATGGCATTCCAGATGAACGGGCGCCGTATCCGCTTCGATCTCACTATGCCTGACCGCAACAGCGATGAATTCACGACCACCGAAACCGGACGCGACCGAGCGCCAGCACAAGCCGCCAAGGCGTGGGAACAAGCGTGCCGCCAGCGGTGGCGCGCCCTAGCCCTGGTCATAAAAGCCAAGCTGGAGGCGGTCGAGTCCGGCATCACTGAGTTTGAAGAAGAGTTCTTGGCTCACATCGTACTGCCCAACGGCGGCACGGTTGGCGGCTGGATGCTGCCCCAGGTCAAGATCGCCTACGACACCGGCGATATGCCGCCGTTACTGCCTACCCCGGGGGACGCATGACCCAACCAACCCACACCCACCACGAAAGTGGTGGGCGGTACCGCGAGATAGCACAGCATGAAGGCGCTGGACCGCTCGCCGGCCAGTGGCTAGTGATCTACGAGGACCTGAATAAGGGCATTCAAAGCGCCACCACTCAGCAAGACTGGCTAAATAACTGGCGCGGCATCGATCAGGACGACTGCACCGTGTGCATGGGCACCGGCACCGATCACATCAAAGGCAACGCGGCGAACCCCTGCGGCCACTGTTACGGACTGGGCAAAGTGCGCGAAGACGGCGAGGCGGCCGGCGAGCTTTGGGAGCTGGCCACGATAGCCGGTGGCATCATTCAGCGCCACCTGGAAGAGCTGCTGAACCTGCGCCGCATTGCCAATAACCCAGCCGTGCAGGAGCTAGTAGAGCGCGAGCGCCAGCAAGCCATCATCGAAAGCACGGCGCTTAATGAGCAGGCATGGCGCAACGGCCAAGGCTATGGCCCTGGTGGCCAAAGGTATACGGGAGACTGATATGCAAGCAGGTAAATTGATGGAGCTTGAGCAGTGGAGCCAAGCCCGATTCGAAGGTAAGCCACCCTCGCCCACCACGGTTCGTCGCTGGTGTCGTGAAGGTCATGTGCCGGCTAAAAAGATTGGCGGCACCTGGTTTATCGATCTGGACGCTGAGCGCCGTCAAACCGGCAATGAATTAGCTGATAGCGTACTAAGGATGTGACATGGCTCCACGGCCACGTAAGCGAAAAAATAAAGGCCTTGAGCCTAACCTCTATGAAAGCAATGGCTACTACACCTATCGTCGGCCTGATACTGGCACCCGCCACGGTATGGGCCGCGATAAGGCAAAAGCCCAGGATGCGGCGCGAGTGCTTAACTCACGTTTAATGCGGGGAGCTGACTTAGTCGCGGATGTAATGGGCGAGTCAAAAAACACACTCGAAAAAGCCATCACCGCATGGATAACCGAATGGGTTAATGCAGATCCGAAACTAAGTGAATGGACTAAAAAAGCGAAGTACGGCCGCGGCCAGCGCATCATCAAAGACACAGGCAAAACGGTGCTAGAAAACTGCTCCACACGTTGGTGCGCTGAGTACCTGGATGGCAACCACTTCGGTAGCGCATATGTGCAATATCGCGCCGTGCTCTCTCAGATATTCCAGTTTGCACAGACAAAGGGCTGGATCAACCGCAATCCAGTAGAGCCAACACGCTCGAGCAACCACTATGAAAAACTGCGCCGGCGCCTCACCGTGGAGCAATTCAAATCAATCTATGTCCTTGCCCCAGAATGGATGCAGATCGCTATGGAGCTTGCTTTGATCTGTCTATTTGGCCGCGCAGAGGTATCGGCCGCCAGGTACGACCATATACGGGATGGGCGAATGCACTACATCCGCGAGAAGACCAAGGACCGTAGTAAGACGGCATACGTGGCGATTGAAATGACACCTTCAATGGACGACTTGGTGCGCCGGTCCAGGCTATTGGCCCCGGTGTCCCCGTTCATCGTTCACCGTATGCCCTCAAGAACCCAAGATCGATTTGCTCATGAGCACTGGTCAAGGGTAACCGGCGATTACATCACCCGTGAGTTTGCCCGCATAAGGGATAGCCTGCCCCAAATGCGAGTTATACCAGCGAACCAAAAGCCCACTTTCCATGAGATCCGCGCTCTTGGCTCTCGCCTATTAGAACTGAAAGGCACTAATGTTGAAGATATTCAGGTGCTCATGGGACATGCTGACGAGAATATGACCCAGTACTATTTGGATGGGCATGACACGCGGTGGCAGCAGGCTAAAGGGAATCCATATAATTTAGAAGCGCTTTTAAATATCTCTCAACAGCCCTTGTAAATATAACTCAGCGCCCGCAACTTTATATTATCAATATAATCATACAAGGTTAATCAAATGAGCTTTAACCATAATCTTATTCTTGGAATATCTTATAAGTCGACAAATGATGCTATCAACGTACAGCTTCTAGACCCAGAAACAAAAGATCTTCTGGAAATCATTACATTACATACCCACGGATTTACATTCGATGATATTAAAACTCAAACTAACTCAAACTTACTAAACTACGGAGATTTAGAACGTGAAAAATTACATTATTTGGCTGATGATCTGTTCCAAAAGCATGGAAAGGAACTAGTTAATTTCTTTATAGGATTAGAATCAACGCTGCACAAAGAAAATTTGTACACATTCTATAAGAATATGTAA